GCGGTTTCACGATCTTCTTCACCTTGGCCTTCTTAACCAATTTCTTCGGCGCCATGATCCTCAATTATTTAGTTTAATTCCACTAACAGTCTAAGTTCACTATCTAAAATAAAGGGCTTGTGTGTGCTGGTGTCGTGGCGGCTGAGGACCAGGCTGGATAAATGGTCCTCGACAAGAGTCTGCAAATGGGGGGATATTCCAAATGCAAGGCTGAAGCTGACGCGAGCTTCCAGTGACACGGGCTTCGAAGCAGCCAAATGGCCAGCCCGTTGTTGGATCACCGCTTGTCGTCTTATTCCTCTACTCACGGCGTCACGTGATTTGCCGGTTTTGCCATTCCGCACACCCCAACTGTAGAAGGCATCAAATATGGGACATCCTGCCGCCATTGATAGTCCACATACCCCTATAGCCCTGATATGGTACAAATAAGCATCAAAATCAGGTACACAACCTCCACAAGCGTAGTCCGTGTTCAAAGCCTTGGTAGGGTTGCGAATAAGATTCCAACCACTATCCAAACGGACTGGGTGCGCCTGGCAAAACTCAACCTGTTCAGGGATAGCAACAGGTTGCTCGATCTTCATTCTGAGGCCCCATCGAAGGTACCACTCATTCAGACCATCCAGCAACGGCAAACATGCTGTCGGGAGAAACAGCAACAAATCGTCTCCATCATCGAAGACATCATAATCCACCAAACCTATCTCTTCACTATACTTGTGAATCAACAAGCACATGATAATCACGTTCCCTAATGAGGTGTTTTGGTCGCCTGAACAACGCATCGCACCGATGTCGGCGATGACAATGCCGTCTGGACACAACCCAACACCCCTGTTGTTTAACTGGCACTTCAAAAGTTCACTCAACAAGCGGTCGTTGGGATAACAACACTTGTATAACCCATGCTCAGCTTGGAGTAATTCCTTCTGTATGCACTGGTCAAACCTGCTCGCATCCAATCCGACGCACGACCATCCTGGCTTCAATTTATCTACAATGGCCTCTGCCTTTGCTTGTTGGGTAAGACCTTTCGCAACAACCGGAGAAGAGGATTTGAACCACGCCTGTAAAGCGTGGTAAATCTTCTCTTCAAGTGGACGAATGTACTTACCCAGTAGTATATTGAAACCAGGAGATCGTGGCGATATAATGCGGGGAACTTGTGGCTTAGCCCACAATGTTGACTCAAACTTAGTGAAGAACTTAAGTTTACTCAAAGCCCCTAACGAAGGCCTCAGCAGCTTGAGATCCGCATACGCGCGTCGGTACATGGCACGCTTCACGCCGGTCCTGGATTCAACAAAGTCGAACCCGGTCTCTCGGTGGGAGTGTGAGATGTACCCCGCAACAGCTGACACCTGATCTGCTAACTCCTCCGCGCTACGTTGACAACGAGGTTTCTCAGTCCCGGCCGCATCAATGTAGTAGACGCGCTCCTTGAACCCAGAAACCAAG